TCATGCTTGGCGTCCGATGCGCCACAATGCGCGCCGTATCTACGTCTCTGCTGCCTGCCGTGGTGTAAAACTCCCATGCAGGCACCGGCATAAATTTAGGACCACGAAACTTAATTTCACGGCGGGTCGTCTTCACATCCTCAAGCCATGTCGCAACCTCGCCGGTCATGGGGTCGACTGCTTCTTTGGGCGTGAACTTGATAAACTGATATCCGTCCTGCTCAAGCTGCGCCGCCTCTTCCGTCGTCAGGCGGTCGAATTCGACCTCCTCGTCGTCGAACTCCTCAACGTAGCAGATTTTCAGCGGTGACAGGTGGTATTTGAGCGCCGTGTCAACGAAATCACGAATCGCCCGTTCGCCCTTCTGCTGCACAAACAGTTGATGCCGCAACACCTTGCGCACCTTGTCGCCGCGCTCTGCATCGGCCATCTTGATAGTGAAAAAGTCGGGGTGGCTGAATATCGCGCATAGCCCCGGCTTCATCCACTCGACGGCCTCATACACGGTCGACGCAACCGATCTGGAAAATCCGTCCCGCTCGTTACCAAGGGGTGCCATATCGTACAGGTCGCGGCACCGCTTGCGCTCGTTCGAAAGCTGATCGCCCCAGTCCTTTGCATCCCGCAGGGCCGGTTTAATGATAGAGACGATCTCCTCGTCACTGATGCGAATCTTACTAGGCACTATGCAACCCTCCGTGGGCGATTAACTGCGCGGCGCGGCTGTACGAACTGGTGCCCCAGTGCCAGATAGCGGAACGCATCCGAGCCGTGGCTGGTCCAGTCGTGCACTGGGCGGTCGTGGTAAATTTTTCGTTCAGGGTCATATTCACGGCGGTATTGCCTCAGGCAATCAATGCCCTGTTTGCAAGCGTCCTTATCGAAATGGCACTTGGGCAAAAAACTACGCACAGCGTGTATGCCGTCTGCCAGAGACTGGGCAGGCACCACCTCCACATTGCGCATGCCGAGGCTCTGCAGTGTCTCAAGGCGACTCTTGCCGGAACCGAGTTCAGTCACCTTCACATCATGCGGCAGATAGTGCTTTGCAAACGTGTAGCCCTGTTCATGCAGCCAGTTGACGTAATGTCCCAGCCCTTGTCCGCTGTTCTCGTAGTAGTTGATAATGCGCATCTCGCCGCGATACTCTTGAGCGCACCATATGGACGTTGAGTCACTTACGCCCAGGTCCCATGCCGTGTAGACCGGCAAGGCAGGCTCCCAAGGCACTCGGTCAAACCGGCCTTGAGTCTCCATGTGCTCTATGATTTTGGCGTAGTAGGCGCCCACAAGTGCAGCATCAAAACTAACCTCATACTCCTGACGAAACAGCGCGTCCCCGTCGTCCGGCCCGTACAGAATGGTGTACTCGCGTCTGGCTTCTGCGAGCTGCTCGGGCGTAAAAACCCCTGTCTCAGAGGCAGGCAAGCGCTGCACGAACCATCTCGGGTCGTTCTGCTTCTCTTCAAACAGCTTCGCCGCATGGTTCCGGCCTCGCGGCGTCCCGTTGAACAGTGCCCATCCGCCGTTTTCATCCAAGATGGGCCGCAGATACGCCCACGCCAGCGGGTTGGTCAGGGGGTACTCGGAAAATACCAGCCCGTAGGGCGGCGAACCCACAAGGCTGTTAAAATTATCAGCACCAACGAAATGAATCATCGAGCCGTTCACCAGCTGGATATCCATTGTCGTGCTGCGCTTCGCTCTGCATATAGCATCCGGGAAAGCCTCATCTATGCGGCGGCGTCCGGTGTGCGGGTTCACGGCATCCCATATCGCCTTGCGCACCTGGTTAGCCTGCGGCAGCATATACCAGTAGGTGGCCGGTTTGCGGATCGCAGCGGACGCAGTGAAATGCAGCCCGTTGTCGTCTTTACCCGCGCGGCGGTGCCACACCAGCAGAATGCGCTTGCCTGCCGGGTCGTCTCCGGCATAGCGCCACATCGGGAGCTGGTACTCCCGAGGCGTCCAGTTATTTGGAATCCGAATCCGCAAAACTCACAACCTCAACGGTCAGCGGCCCACCATCAGCGCCGGTCAGTTCGTTTTTACTCCGCTCCGCGTACTTCTCAGGGTGATGAGCTTTCAGCAGGCAAATCAGCAGTGTGTCCGAGTATTTGCGCGTAGTGCCGCATTGAATACCCTTGTGCCACACAGGCTCGTCCCATCCTTCCACGGCACGGCGTCTGGCCTCGTCCTCAAGTCGCGCAGCCCCGATTCGTGCGGCCTCGTCCCAATCGGCGGCGAACTCTTCATCACGGGCGCGACGTGCATACAGCGCAACACGGCTAAGAGCAGCCTCGTCAGCGGCCCTCGCTACGTTGCCGTATTCGGAGAGCAGCGCTAAAAACCGTTGCAGCTTTTTAGGTGTCACTGCGTTGTCTTTCCGCTGCTTCGTTTTCGCCTTCTTCGCGCCTGCCATCGGTTGCCGTCTCCTATCCGATAATTCCGCCCTTACATCGGGCTTCGCCTGCAGAGTCGGTATCGCCTGCCATCCTGCGTTCCGTCATATGTGGCGCATCTGTTTCGCCATATGTGGCGAATCCACTATATCGACTACTTTTTAACCGCACCCGCCATATCGTGGCTCTACCCGTACGTACTCGCTCCATCAGCCCGGACGCCTCAAACTCGGCAATCGCCCTGTCGAGAGTGCGCCCCTTCAATCCGGTTCGCTCTTCAACGGTGTCGCGCCTGAGCCGTGCATATCCGCGCTCCTCAATGACGGCGAGGGCAACCACGGTGCCGAAATTCTTCGCGTGCGACGAAAGCGGCGCATGTGCAACGGAGCGCACAAGCTCCAGTTTCTCGCTGACTGTCATTGATCATCACAAATGCCTATATGGTCTGCCTTCAAACCACACCCGCCAGTCACAGGAGGTCATATCGCCGTCCAGTATGCGGCGGGACTTGTACCCCCACCAGCGGCCTGCTGAGTCCATCCAGACAAAGTGGGGCAACCATCGCAGCGAACCTTTCAACGCCTTGATGCGCCCGCCGTGCAGCAGCCACATCGCCAGCGCCCAACACAGGCAGTTGGAGCGGCGCGGGGTGTACATTATTTCCGCGCCTCGACGCGCGTTACCCGCGTGTCAATGTCGTCGACTTTGGCAGACAACGCGGAAAACTCCTCCCGCGTGGCAAAATTCTTTGCGTTATCAAGCTGGCAGGCATGCTGCGATGCCTCAAAACAGTCCATGCGGCGCACCACTTTGGCAACGGCGTCTTTCAGCTCGGACGTCCAGAGCCGTAAAAAGACGAGCACGAGGCCGGAGCCGACGAGGGGCGACAGGAGAGACAGAATATTGTCCATGAGTTACCGCGCTATGCCCTTGCTTTTTTCCCACGACCGCAGCCCCCCCATGCCCAGCATGCCGAGTGTCAGCTCCCACAACACGCCATCCAGCACTGGCAACGGCGGCGCAGTCGGGTCTCCCCACATCAATACGCACCAGACCATCACAGGGCGAAAAACCACATAGGCCACCCCCGCCGCGCAGCACCAGCCGATACAGGGCCGCCACCCGGCGACAAAAATCGACCGGTGAGCGGCCTCGGTTCTGTTGATCTCCCGCTGGTCGGCATCGGCCTGCGCCGCGATAGACAGCATCTCGCGCTGATACTCGGCCTCAGCTCTGGCCCGCGCGTTCGGGTCAGGAATCAGATCGAGCAGTTTCTGAACAGCCGGACCGATCAGGGGAATAAACGCGGCAAATCCCATCACCGCACCTCGCCATCACGCATCTGCAGCGCCAGACGCGTGGCGCGCGTTTTAACCTGCCGCGCCCATTTGCTGTGCAGCATCTCGGTTGCGGCCGCGTCCCAGTCCTGCCGATCAATGGCGGACAGCATCATGCGGAACGTGCGCAGTCTGGGCAGCCCCAGATTATACGCCATGTCGATCAGCACATCGGCGCGCACGTCCTCCCCCTGCCCGCGCAGCGCCACATACTGGGGCAACCCGCGCAGCTCACGTTCTACGCGCTCGGCGTCGGCCACCAGCAGTCGGTGTGCCTGATCCTCGTTAATACGGGTTCCGTCCGTGATGCCCGGCACAGGGTGCGCGTCCAGATTATGCCCGTACCCGATGGTGCGGGCGCCTGCCGAACAGCGGTACACCTCAGGGGAAAACCCCTCATGTCGTTTGATCTGGTCGATTATATGAGGCGACAGCACTACAGCACCTCCAGAGCGCCGGAATAGCAGAATGGGCACACGCCCTCGGGGTTGGTGGATATGGTGCCGCAGACACGGCACAGAGCAATCACAGGGATGCGCGGCGCAGGATGGGGCCGACACACAGCGGCGCACGGCCTGAACTGCCGCTCCGCCATGTCGTACTGGCACCTGTCTAACGCCGTCCGTCTATCCATATATCTATAGTCGCATGGCGTCAGGTGCGGGGCGAGGAAAACAGGGTTGGAAAACTGGTTTTCCAACCACAAAGAGAAAGGCCCGTTATCGGGCCTCTGTTCACTGGTCTATCGGTCTTGGTGGTATATAGTCTGTCACAGATTCATGCGTCTTTACCACTCCGCCACATTGTGGGCAAAAGCACACCCTGCTTTTCCCGCTACCTACGCCCGTCACCGTTTTCAGTATTTCCGTGGGGACACCGCATGTAGGGCACAAAACCCCTCCTTTGCCTCTAGGCCGTGCCATACCCACCCCCTGAGAAAACATAGCTCGGCACGGGCATCAGGCGCCCGTCCATACTGGCAACGCGCTTCCGCGTCGCTGTTGCCGTGCCCGCCGCTATGGCGGTTTTCACCGCCTTGCGCACACGATTTTCTGTCCAGCCTGTTTTCTCCACCAGCTCCGCCACCGTCCACCCTTCGCCGCTGTCTGCGTCCGTCTCAAACAGCACCAGCAAGTCAGGGTCCACCATTACGCTTTGACGGCTTTCGGGCGCGTCCGTTTGATGTCGAGTAGATGTGCCTGCCACGAAAAACCTCCGTCGTCGTCCACGTCAAAATGAATAAAGCCGAAATCGACTATGCCGGAGCACTGGCGCACCCCGTACTTGCTGCCCGGCCCCTGCAGGGCGGGCGTGGTCATGGCTATGTGTGTCGGGTCGCCGCTGAATGCGTGGTAGTGAACGTGGGACCGGACAATCACGCGCGCTTTCGGTGCCCAGCTGCGTTCATTCCACAGCACGTTCCACAGCCGCTCACGGGCAACCGCCGTATGCCTGCCATGCGGCACGCCTGAACTGCCTACTTTGTGTTTAAAATCAAAGACACACCCGTTCACGTCCAGCCATTCGTGGCCTCCAGCCATGCCGCCTACGCGCTCGGCAAGGATGGATTCCCAGTCCTCGCCGTCAGGTCCGACGTGATACGGCGTACCGTGGATGATCAGGTGGTTCGCAGCCTGTGCCTCCTCGATGCAGGCCGCTGCCATTCTGGTCTGTTCGTTGAGGTCGGTTGTCAGCAGTTCAGAACCACCGGAGCGTGAGCCGCGTCCGTCGATGGCGTCCCCGTTCACCACCAGCCAGTCTATGGGCTGCAGGGCGCGCAATTCTTTGCTGAACCACGTGTATAACTCCCGCTGCAGCCGCCCCCACTGTATGCGCGGGTCGTCCACCTCCCCGCGTGACGGCAGCTGCCACCCAGGCGGGGTCAACCCGGCAAGGTGTCCGCAATGCAGGTCGCTGAGTATGACTATGCGTTTCATTGTGCTATCCGCGATGGTATATTGCCCTTCCGCATCTTGTCGGCAAAGTGGCTGCCGACACCTATATGCCCGGTGAAAAGAATACCCTCGCCGTCAGCCATTCCCCCAATAAGCGCATCCAGCGCCGCCATGCCACCGGCGGGGTCAAACCGGTGCCAATGCGTAGCCTCGCCGGGCACTATTGTGCGGCCCTGCGACGCGCTCGCGCCGGTGTGCAGCTGCACTACCCATACCCGCTCGCCGTCATACACCCACTCACCGCGCACGGGCCGCATGAGGCGCACGCTAGCACGGATAAACACGGCCATAACCATATGCCGCACGCCGTCCGGCAGGTCCTCGGGAGCGCGCTGCGCGAGCATATACTCGTCGCCATAGCCACGGCACCCCTCGACGAGCGGCGTGCCGTCCGCCTGCGTTACGTATGTGCCGGACCATTTCGCCCGTACACCATCCTGCGCCAGACAGCTGGCAAGTGCTGTGCCGTCGGGGTCGTCTGCCTGCATCAACTCGTATGGGTCACGCCAACCCCTGCAGGTTGTGTACTTGCCCGGCATCTGTACCGCCGGACTAGTGCGCATCCACACGACACCGCGATGTGTGCGCGAGCCTATTGTAAACGGAGTAAGCGCCCTGTTGCGCGGGTAAACCGTGGCCGATGGCACGGGCAGGCCAATACAGGCGGCAACCAGCAGGCCAAACGCTTTGTCGCCGATATGCCGTGAAAACCGGCACGGCCAGAACATGGACGGCTGCACGTCAATGGCGCCCACATGCTGCGCTTCCCATATAATTGCCGTGTCGTGCAGGTACCCGCGCCGCGCGGGGTGCACCGAGAACTCAACGCGCGTTTCATCATCAAACCCGGTACACAGTGCGGACAGTTCGCCATAAACGTGTTGCAGCATTGCCAGCCCCGTACCGCGCGGCCATGCCGGTATATCCTCGGTGCTCTGTTCGACAAAACGCGGCGTAACCCCCGGCGCAAACTCAACAACGCCGCCCTGTATGACACCTGAAACACCACCGTCATCGAGTGCTATTGATTCGTTAATGATTACGCTGTACCCATTATGGCACAGGCTGCGCGCGGCATTGGCCGCATCAGCAGCGTTCAGTTCACGCAGAAACGGGCACCCCTGCGGGTCATCGGGCCTGTAGCTGCGCACATTCAATAAGCCCTCGCCTGAGCTGTTTATAAGGTTTCGGGCGGCGTCATCTATACCATCAAAGGCATGACCAATCCCCCAGCCGCGCACAGCGCTGTACGTCTGTTCCATCGCCGGGGTGAACGCAACAAATTGCGCCACATTGTGCCCTGCCACGACCATGTCATGCAGTACTCTGTCCTTACGATGCATTGCCACCCCCTTCGCTGCTAGGCGCACCTTTGCCCGCCTCTATCTCCTCAAGGCTTATCACCGTGGCGGCGATGTAGTTAATCGCGCCGTGCAGCTCTGCTATGGCCGCCCCCGCCCCGCGCAGCTTGTACAGTCTGCCGGACTCAATAGTCTTTTTGATTGCCTGATAGGCCAACGCGCCCACAGGATGGTCGCCCACAAGTCGCGTAATCTGCATAATGGGCTGGTCTTCAAATCTGTTGTTGTCGGCGTGACGCTCCCTGCCCTTGCCGTCACTGGCCTGCTTACAGGCATCCTCAAGCACTTTGCGCAGCGCGCTATACCTGTCTTCCGTCATACCCCACTCCGTCTCGCATGGTCTCTGCGCGCCTGTTCGGGGAACGGGCACGACTCCAGTTTATGCAGGGGCACACGCTTACCGCGCTCACCCCACATTATGCCGCCTATACAGTCCCGCGCCCCGATACAGCACTGCCCCGCGAAATGGGGACTATCGCACGGTTTCAACATCACTGTGCCACCTCCGTAATCACGTTCAACGCCTGCTCCACCGTCTCCACCACATGCACAGGCGCACGGTTGCGCACCTCAAGCAGCCACCGCGCTTGGTCGAGCGTCAGCTTGCGCTTGCTTTGCGCCTTGCCACCGTCCTTAACCTCCATCACAAACCAGCGCCCCCGACTGCCCACAAGCAGATCAGGGACGCCTTGCCCTGCCGGGGCCATGGACTGCACAAAGCAGCCCACAGCCCGCAGCGCCTCCACAATCTGAGGCTGGTTGTCGTCGATCTTGGCGGCTCGTCTGCGCATTTAGTCGACATCCTCCACCCATGTTGGCGGCGGCGTCACATCAAACCTAACAGCCGGGATTGTTGCATTGCCGTCCACCAAAGCCCGTACAATTCGATGCCAACCGTCCATAATAAATCCGTCTTCATCCAGAATGACGGGGGCGCTAGTATCGGCATTGATCACCCTTTGCATATGCTCTGCGAAGCGCTTTGGTGTTTCGATAGGGTCCCAAATGGTGCGGCTTAAATCGACACAACACAAAGGCATGTCGAACACTGGCAGCTCTTTGGCATATTCAATCAGCGCAGGGACAGACCAGCGTTTGCTACCAGCGCGGAACTTGTTGGTTGCCACGCTGGACGCCTCAAGCTTTACTGATGGGTATTGCGACATCTCACCTCCTAAAACGGCACATCGTCCATGCCGCTTGTTTCGCTCGGGAATGAAGGCCCGATGTCATCCGCATCGTAGCCGCGCTGGCGCTGCTGCCCGTTGTTGCGGCCCTGCTTCTGCCCCTGCCCAGATGCACCGGCACCATCGCCCTTCCGGTCAAGGAACTGCACACGCTGGCCTTTGATTTCGGTGGTGTATCTGTTCTGGCCGTCTTTATCCTGCCACTGGCGGGTTGTGATGCTGCCCTCCACATACACCATGCTGCCCTTGCTCAGGTAGTTGGCGCAGTTTTCGGCCTGACGCTGGAACACAACCACGGTATGCCACTCCGTGCTTTCCTGCCGGTTGCCTTCGCGGTCCGTATAGGTTTCGCTGGTGGCAATGCGCATACGCGCAACAGGTGTGCCGGACTGTGTGTATTTAAGCTCAGGGTCAGCACCCAGCCTGCCTATGATCATCACTTTATTCAGACTCATCACATCCTCACTTGGTTGTTGACGGCCGCTTCCAGCTTCCGGATCTGCATATCCAGATCGCTGCTCCTCACGCCCCTGCGCTGCAGCTCTCTGGCCGCTGCCAGTGCCCCGGCGTCGTTTTTCCCTATCCGGCACTGAATCATCTGCACCCACAGGCGGGCATTGCTGCTGCTGTTTCGTGCCACTTCTTCCAGCGTCTGGGCGTTGCGCGACTGCCCCGCCTCAGTCTCTGCCCTGCGTACCGTCTGGCACTCCTCGTGGGCATCCAGCACCATGCGACCCACATTGGCGCCCCGCGTCAGCCGGTCGCGCGTACTCAGCAGGTGGTCAACGGCTGCACTCAGCTCGGCGCCGCTCAGGTGGCGCAACACCCTGCCGTACAGTTCCAGCGTATCGGCTGCAGGCTTCGGGTAGTTGAAACCGCGCCACACCGCGTCCAGTGCGCGGTCTATGTCCAGTTGCGTCAGCATACGGCAGCCTCCTGCCGAACCTCGCTGTGCAGCAGCAGCTCAGGCGCACATGCCGCCCGATAGGGTTCGGGGTTCAGCCTGTGGTCGCTGCAATATCGCTCCAGCCCCTGCACGCCGTACGTTTTGGCGTAATAGCGCACGTCGGCAATCTGCGGCAGGCTCTCCGCTTTCTCGCGCTCCACAGGCGGCGGCGACTCCCACAGTCGTTCACGCAGAAATCTGGCCAGCCCCGGAGCAAAGCCGCGCTGCCACTGCCCGGACTTCGCCCACGCCTCCATGCCGGAAAACACAGGCTCAAGCGCAGCAGGACCGTGGTTGCGCCCGAAAAGCTGAATAAACTCCGTCAGTCCGGACCGTGGCCCTTCTGCC